GATGTTCGACTCGCAACAAGTCGATGATGACCAAAAGAATCAGGATGCACCTGAGAAGAAAGTTGAAGCGAACAAAACCGTCATCGAGAAAGTCGACAACGACCACGATGTCATTGCACGCATCAGAGAGGAGTCGGCCGCTGAAGTGAAGCGGATCGATGACATCAGACGCATCTGTGCCGGGAAGCACAGTGATATTGAAGTCAAGGCCATCGAGGAAGGGTGGGATTCCACCAAGACGGAACTCGAAGTCATCAAGGCCTCGCGGCCCATCATCGGTGCCCCGGCCATTGGTCGTGGAATGCAGCCGGTTACTGATGACATTCTGGAAGCGGCGGCCTGTCTTGCAGGTGGCATTACGAGTCCGGAAAAACACTTCATGGAACAAACTCTTGAAGCGGCTGATAAACGATTCAAAGGTCGAATCGGTTTACAGGAACTTCTCTTGGAAGCTGCGTGGGCTAACGGTTATACCGGAAGATCATTCCGATCTGATATGTCTGGGGTTCTTCATGCAGCATTCAGCTCGGTCAGTCTGCCCGGGATTCTCTCCAATGTTGCGAACAAGTTCATGCTGGCAGGGTTCAACGGAATTGAATCCACTTGGCGTGCAATTGCTGCAATCAGACCTGTGAATGATTTCAAGCAGATTACCAGTTACCGCCTGAACGGTGATTTCAAATATGAGAAGATCGGGCCTGATGGTGAAATGAAACATGGCTCCGTTGGTGAGGAGTCGTTGACCAACCAAGCTGATACCTACGGCAAAATGTTCTCAATCACGCGAAAAATGCTCATCAACGATGACATGGGTGCTCTCACCCAAGTACCGTTCAGAATTGGTCGTGGAGGGCATTTGAAGTTCAATGAGGTCTTCTGGACCGAATTTTTGAATGATGCCAATTTCTATACGACTGGTAACAAGAATTACAAGACCGGTTCAACGACCGCACTGGCTATCGACAGTTTGACGACCGCGGAACAAATGTTCTTCGATCAGACTGATCCTGATGACAATCCCATTGGCATTCAGCCGTCCATTCTCCTCGTCCCCAACGCTCTCAATGCCACTGCTTCGGTACTCATGAAGAGTGCAGATGTTCGAATTTCCGGATCATCCAATCGCAAGGAGCCGACGACGAACCCGCATGCAGGAAAATTCACGGTTCAACGATCCAGTTATCTCTCGAGTGCAAACATTAACGGTAGCAGCGCTCTTGCCTGGTATCTCATCGCAAATCCGAATGACTTACCAGTCATTGAAGCCGTCTTCCTCAACGGTAAACAGGTACCAACCGTCGAATCGGCTGATGCCGATTTCAACACGCTCGGCATTCAGTTGCGTGGGTATCACGATTTCGGTGTGGCTCTGCAGGAATTCCGAGGCGGCGTGAAGATGAAGGGTCAAGCGTAAGCATACTCCTGACCATCACTGAATGATATACATATCGCAATAGCGATTCATAAATATAAAGGAGCTTGAATCATGGCTGCAAATTTCGTTCAAAATGGTGACTCGATCGATTACACGCCGTCTGCGGATGTAACGGCGGGTGATGTGATTGTTCAGGGAACTCTCGTCGGTGTCGCCAAACTCGACATCAAGACGGGAGAACTCGGAGCGCTCGCCGTCGCTGGGGTGTTTGATTTCCCCAAGGGAACCAATGTCGGTGATGGCAAGACTGCCGGTACGAAGATGTATTGGGACAGCACCAACGGTGTCGCCACTTCGGTAGCTACGGCAAACACTTTCATCGGCACGCAAATCAAGGACTCGAATGATCTTGATCCGACGGCACGCATTCGAATGAGTCAGTAAACGATGGTGAACATGCTTGAACAAGGCGCAGCATGGCTTGAGGATCAGAGGCATCAGCATCTGACGACCTCGATTGCGTACCTCAGGAATATTACCTTAATCACGATTCAGGCGACCATCGGGAGAACGGAATTTGAAACGGTTGATGAGTCGGGTTTATTGCAGAAATTTGAATCGAGGGATTACCTGATTCGAGCAGTCGACCTCGTATTCAACTTGCAGCAAACACTCCCCAAGGCAGGAGACCAGATCAAGGAATCGGATGGATCAACAACTTACATATATGAAGTGATGGCTCCGGCCGGAGAACCCGTATTCAGATATTCGGATCAATATAGAAAGACACTTCGGATTCACACCAAATTCATCGGGACAGAGTGATTCATGAACGGGAATAACAAACAACACGATGTCGTCAAATGGATCGGGATCATCCTCACATCAGCGGTGCTCTACGGGGCATTTGCGATGCAACAGGGAAAGATGCAGAACACACTTGAGAATATGGATTCCAAACTAAGCGACATTTCGATCAACATCAGCACGATGCAGAAAAGTATTTCATCACTTGAGCGACGAGTCTCATTTCTGGAAGGTGAAATAAATGCTTCTCGCCATCCGATTGTTCACGGGAGGAACGACGGATGAGCAGCTCAATCATTGCCATTGCGGATGCCCTCGTTCTCGCTTTGAATGCGGCGACCTTCAGTCAGTCGTTCACCGCAACGCGCGAGTATCAGCCGATCTTCGATCTGTCTGATCTTTCCGCCGTGCAGGTCTCCATAGTACCGAAGTCGGTAAACATCGATACTGAAACACGACAACTCACACAACGGGATTACGACATCGATGTCGGTATCCAGATGCGCACAACACAGGACTCGGAAAACGACGACCTCATGGCACTCACCGAGGAGATTGCCGATTTCTTTCGCGGGAATCCGGTCTCAACAACGCAAACCGGGACGGCAACGCTCATCAATGCGGAGATTGATCCGATCTTCGCACCATCGCATCTGACGGAACAGCATGTATTCACCAGTGTGATTAAACTGACTTTTCGCGCACTTCAATAGGGCAGGAGGCCTGATATGGCTACGGCACAATTTGGTTTTGATGCGGTTCTCAATTACATGATCGGAGGTGTCGGCGGCGGCGGTACCTGGACTGAATTGAAGAACATGCAGGATAATAAACTTGATCTGACTTCCGATGAAGCGGATGTTACCGTTCGCGGAAGTGGAGGATGGAAGGCAACAGCGGCCGCCATCAAGGATGCCAGCGTCTCTTTTGACATGATTTGGGATCCGACCAATGCCGGGTTCACAGCCATAAAAGATGCATATTTCAACAACACGGTCATTGGTTTACAGATACTCGACAAGGCGGCTGGGGAGGGTCTGGAAGCCGATTTCGTAATCACCAACTTCTCAAGAAACGAACCCGTCAACGATGTTCTGAAAGTGTCCGTCACCGCCAAGGTATCGTTTGTCAATACTCCTCCGGTTTGGATTTAACGCATCATGAATGTATTCAAAGACAACGCGGGTCGAGAATGGAATGTGTCAATCACTATCGGCTCGATCATGCGCGTGAAGGAGATGCTTGGAATTGACCTTATGGAACTCGCCAATGGAGATGCCAAATTAATTACAGACCTGCAGACAGATGATATTTTGTTCGGTCAAGTCATCTATGTCATCTGTAAACCACAGGCAGATGAACTTGGGATCAAAGATAAGAATTTTTACGATGCGATGGCCGGTGATGATCTTGATCAAGCCATGAAGGTCTTCCTTGATGGTTTGGTGTCTTTTTTCCGGAGCCCGAAAATTCGGGCACTCGTCAAAACAATGGTCGATCAAGCAAACAAATCGATGGATCTGGGGATAGACATAATAACAACCAAAGTTCAGAGCAAAAAAATGGACACGCTTCTTCAGAAGGGACTCTCGGACATGGAGAAACAAATGGACGATTCGATCGAGAAAGCACTAAGCAATATTGGAGAATCATCTGGGAACTCGCAGGAATCCTCGGCATCCACCCCGGCCCTTACACCCTGAGGCAACTATTGATGATGGCCAATGCACGACAGCGTGCGGACTGGGCCAGAACAAGTTCACTGATGGCTCTCATCGCTAACTGCAATCGTGATCCGAAATCACATGCACCCTTTACGCCGAGTGATTTCGACCCGTTTGCACCAAAGAAGGAAATACCCAAAGTCGGCATCGAAGTACTCAAGCAGGTCTTCATCGATGGAAGGAATAAATCATGCAACAAAACACCAAAACAAAATCAATCATCTTCGCCGCCATCCTCATGATGGTTTCCGTGGTCGTTGCATCGTGCGCCGGATTTGATTTCGGAGATGCGGTGCGTGTGAGAACACCTGCACGAATCCAGCAAACATCAGGATTACCCGCATCACTCTCGCTTAACGAATCACAAGATGAATATGAAGCGTGGTACGCAGAGGTACAACGAACCGGCACCCGTTGGATGAATAACATCGAGAAGGCCAACCAAGTAAAGACCATGCTCTCGCAGTTGACACTGCAAACACTTGATCAGGTCGGCCCGACTGTCGCAGGTATCCCCGCGCTTGGCCCGGCACTCCCGATCCTCGCAGGCATCATCGGTTTGTCGATGAAGCGTCCTGGTGATGTGAAGAAGGATGTTCTGCATAAGGAGAAGCAGGACTCGTTCAATGCGGGCTTGAAGGCAGGGCAGCAGAATGTTGTCTTCGCACAACCACCGATTCCGCAACAGGCACCGCAGGTCATCATTCCATCATCTAATTTGCAGACATGAGGTGGTGTGATGATCAATTTTGATTTCAATATCGATATGCGAATTAAGGATGTGTTTTTCGATACAGAAAAGGTTAAGAGATCTGTCGACAAAGCAACCAGAAAGGCTTTGTCCCGTGCAGGTGCATTTATTCGAACAACTGCAAGACGGAGCATACGAAAACGGAAAGGTATCTCAAAACCGGGAAACCCGCCCAGCTCGCATGAAGGGGATTTGAAGAGGTTTATCTTCTTCGGGTTGGGGCCTGATAAACAATCGGTCGTCATCGGCCCGGTGAAATTCAACCAACGAGGCAACGCTCCGCAAGCACTTGAGCATGGTGGCTTTACAAAGATTCTCAAACGAAATCCCAAAACGAGGAAATTTGAAGTAAAACAAGTGCGAATTGCAGCCCGACCGTTCATGGCACCGGCACTTGAAGAAGAAATTCCCAAACTACCGAAACGATGGCAAAATAGCGTGAGGTAAACATGGCGAGCTCAAGAGCAATCAAAGCAGGTAAGGCGCAGGTTGAAATCAGAATTGATGACAAACTGAAGGCCGGACTCAAGAAGGCACAGAAACGCCTCAGCTTATTCGGTGCGCAGGTGCAGGCCCTTGGTATCAAATTGGTTGGTGTCGGTAGTGCCATAACAGCACCGTTTGCCGCAAGTGTTGGTGTATTTTCCAAAATGGGTGATTCACTCGACAAAATGTCAAAGCGTACGGGTTTCAGCGTCGAATCATTATCGCAACTCGGGTTCGCCGCAGAGCAAAGTGGGAGCAGTCTCGGCACACTGGAAAAAGGCATCAAGACGATGCAGCGATCCATCAATGATGCAGGTCGCGGATTGTCGACGGCAGTTGATGGTTTAAATGCACTCGGATTATCAGTGAAGGATTTTGAAGGATTATCACCCGAAGAGCAATTCAAACTCATCGCCGATCGAATCAGTCAAATCGAAGACCCATCCAAGAAGGCGGCACTGGCGATGCAATTATTCGGTAGAGCCGGTCAGGAACTTGTTCCACTGTTATCTGGGGGATCAGCGGGCATCAACCAATTACAGAAGGAGGCGGAGTCACTCGGGTTGACGATTTCGACACAGGATGCAACCGCCGCCGCAAATCTCACCGACACCTTCAATCGTCTGTGGAAAATTATGAAAATCGGTGTCTTCACCATCGGATCGGCACTCGCGCCGATGATTCAAAAGATGGCTGACTTCATCGTAACCGTCTCGGTAGCCGTCATTGATTGGATGAAACAGAACAAAAAACTGGTGGTCACCATATTCAAGATTGGTGTCGGTATTCTTGCAGCAGGGGCTGCATTGCTGACTCTGGGGACGGTTATCGTCGGAGTGGGATTTCTATTCGGAACACTCGCTTCCATCATCGGAGGAGTGGTCGCGGTCTTTGGTGCAATCGGAGCGGCGATCGCCGCCATTGCCTCACCCATCGGTATTGCCATAGCAGCCGTCGTCGGCCTCGGTGTCGCTATCCTCAAATACTCCGGAGCAGGAGGTGCCATCATCGACTGGCTGAAAGGCAAGTTCGGTCAGTTGAAGAAATTCATCGGTGAGGTAACGGGAGGTATTTCATCCGCACTAAAAGCCGGAGATATTCAACTTGCGGGCAAAATACTCTGGCTGGGATTGAAAGTAGTCTGGGAAACGGGTGTTGCATCCCTTGATGCAGTATGGTTGCGTGGTAAGAACTTCTTCATCAGCACCTTCCAGAAAATGTGGTTCGGTGCGAAGGCTGCATTTGAGATCGGTATAACAGCAGTCGAGAACGCTTGGATTGAAACAACCGCATTTTTATCCAATACCTGGACAAAGTTCTCAAATAGCATTCAGAAGATTTGGCAGACGGCCGTGTCATTCGTTGCGAAACGAATTATTGAAATTCAGGGATTCTTCGATTCGACTCTCGACACGAAGGCGGCCAAGGAACAGATCGATCAGGAACTGAATGCAAAACTTGATGCACTGGAGAAAGAGAAGAAAAAGAAGCTCGCAGACCGGGAGGAGTTCCGTAGATTACAGAGAGAAGAATCGCAAAAACAAAGTGATGCAAACCTCACCAAGATCGGTCAGGAATTTGAAGCTGCACAGAAAGCACTTGATCAAGCAACCGGCGAGCGTGTGGCTGAAGCTCAAAAAGCCCTTGATGAAGCACGAGCCAAATTGAAGGAAGCCGTCACTACCGCCAATGCAGAAGCGGGAAAGACATCATCTGACTCAAATTCAAATATCGCAGACAAAATCAAGGAAATACTCGCAGGTGCGGGAGGTATCGCCACCAGTGTCTCTGCAAAATCAATTGTTCGTGGTTCATTCAATATTGCAGCCATACAAGGCCTTACCGCAAGTACCGGTGCGAATGAACAAACAGCCAAAAATACAGCAAGAATTGCGGATAATACCAAGAGATTAGTTGATTCAACACGAAACGGCGGATTGTCGTTTGGATAATTATGACTGTCACCATCGATGAAAAATTCGAGAGCAGACGAATCACGACGGGTGCCAATCCATCCGTCGAATTGATTTATATCGGCCGCGGATCAAACGATGATTCGGCAGTTATGGCTGCCGCTCTCGCTGCAACACCGACTTCCTACAACCTACTTCCGAGGCAGGATGTTTCCATCGAACCGACCGGCGAATTACTCTGGACGATCACCGTCAAATATGCCGTCTCGAATATCGCTCCACCGCCGACTGGAGGATCCACATTCTCGTTTGAAACCGGCGGCGGAACACAACACATCACTCAATCGCTGGCGACGGTCGGCAAATTTGCTCCACCTGGTAAAACGGCACCCGATCACAAAGGCGCAATTGGTGTCGATGGGAACACCGTCAATGGTGTTGATATCGTGGTTCCCACTTATCACTTTTCGGAGACGCACTTCCTTGATGATGCGCTCGTAACAAATACTTACAAGGGAATACTTTTGGGTCTGACTGGTCGTGTCAATGATGCACCATTTAAGGGAACAGATACCGGCGAATGTTTATTAATGGGGGTCTCGGGCTCAAAGAGAAGTGATTCGGACTGGGAGATCAACTTCAGATTTGCCGCTTCACAAAATGCAACCAACCTCGCAGTGGGAGACATCATCGTTACACAGAAGAACGGCTGGGATTATCTCTGGGTTTCGTATGAACAGGTCAAAGACTCCGCATCAAAATCGATGGTGATGAATCCGACCGCGGCATATGTCGAGCAGGTATATCGAATTGGTGATTTTTCAACACTTGGTATCGGTGTGTAAAGGAATCATGATATCATGAGCTTTCTCAATAAGGTTAAATCCGGAGACCCACTGTCGATCCCAGCCGCGGCATACAACTCATTCATCGATGCAGCCATCGATCTGAAGAATCGTCAGAACAACACCGATGCTGGCATTCAACCGCAATTCCGTCAGTCCGGGATCGTTCTCGTGCGCAATCAGAGCGGAGCGGATCGTGATCAATCAGACATCCTCGGCGTGAACATCCCGCTGATTACGGAAAGCGAAAACCACAACGAATTTCTCAAACAGGTCGCCTTCGATGGTGTGATCGGTACCGTCAAAGATCACACCGGTCGATTTGCGGTACTCCTCCAACCAGTCCCAAACGGCATGATCGGCCTCGGATGCGTCGATGGTATCTGCACCGTTCAAGTCGAGATGGAAGATGAGGCTCACCACTATGCTGACATCAACCCGAACGCTCAAGACCGCCTGTTGAGTGCTGAGTTTGGTTCTGCCTATCTCTTGTGGGTTCAGCCGCCCGCTGATA